ACAGTTGTTCCATCTTCTTGTCTAAAAGAACCTATCTCATCTGTTTCTTGAAGAATACCAAATAACTCTCCACCACCAACTGGATCAATAACAAATATGGAAGGTCTTATCAAATCACCTAATGTAAAATAGTTATAATTGAATACTGCTTCACCTTCAAGTCTAGCTTGATAAAATCTTCCTGTTTCATCGTAGTTATCAATTAATATATTATCACCAGCATTTGTAGAACTACCATCAGTTCCATCTAGAACTATAGAATCAGAGGTATAATTTGCAAATTGATCAAAAGCAAATCCAGAATCATAGTTTTGATCCGTCCATTCCTCTAATTGAAATTCTCCACCACTTATAACTTTATTAACACCACCTTTTGCATTTAATTGTTCAAAACCATTTAATATTAAAACACCAGAGGTTGCTGTACCAAGTTCAAGTTCAATTCCTCCACCATCAGTATGTCCTACAAATGGTGATTGAGCTAAAGTTATCAAACCAGTTGATAAAGATGCAACTTGAACATTTGGTAAACTTATTTTTCTTTCAACTCTAGAAATGATACTACGTTCAAAATTACCTTCACTTCCTTTTCCAGAAGTTTCTAATTGTTGATTACCACCATCCTCATTTACTAAACTATCTGTAGCACCAGCACCCTGTGTTTGAAAGGTGAAGAAACTTGTAGTATCACATAATACTTGTTCTAACTCTATATTATCTCCAGCATCAGTTCCAGAAGAATCAGTCCTATTTAAAAGGAAAGCACTTCCAGCATCTGTAGGAATAATGTGATTACTATCTGGTGTGCTGTCAATAAGTAAACTGTTTGATATTGTTTCAGCACTTTCAGAGATAATTTTATCCCCATCAGTTTCATCTACAAGAACACCAAACTCTCCAGCACCAACACCATGTGTTATTACAATACCTTCAAAGTCTATAAAGTTAAGAGGTAATGTTTCACTTACTAATCTATAACCAGAATCAGTTCCAGAAGAATCAGTCTGGTTTAATACAAAATCTCCTAACTCAGAGTCATCTGTCTCTAATAGAATTTCATCATCAAAGTTATTAACACCATACCCAACAGATACACCCATTCTTGAAGAAACTTTTTCATCAAACAATATAGTAAATGTAGATGCAAGAATTGGTGAGAACGAATCTGTATCAGCAGTATAACCACCACCAAGACTAGAACCAGTAAGTCCAATACCAGCACTGATAGAGGTTGCTATTGCAACCTTACCAAATACATTGAATCCAGCTGGATGAACCGCTTTCTTTAATTGTGGTAGATAATCACCACCACTTGCTGGTGCTTCTATTTCATAAGAAAACTGTTGATAGAAAACAGAATCTTGTAAACGATTTAAATCTTCACCAACAAGACTTTCAATATTAGAACCATAAGAAGGAATAGTTTCTGCTTGTGTTCCTATTGAAGTTGAACCCTTTGCTATATCTGCATTAACAATAGTTGCACTCGCACCACCAGAATCCGTGATAGTAGTATTGACTGTAAAATCAATTGGGTCTTGGTTTATTATGTTATCACCAGCATGAGTAGAACTAGAGTCAGTTCCATTAAGAGCAATACTTCCACTGAGAACTTCAACATCACTTAAAAGAAGATCATTAACATTAGAACTATTAGCATCAGTACCATCTAATACAATAGAGTTACCAGTATTCTCTCCTATAATATTATCACCAGAATCAGTACCACTTGAATCTGTACCATCTAAAAGAATACGTATTTCGTTTTCAATACCTCGTTCTATAAAACCATCTGTTAAAAGTTTATTTCCAGCACCATCTCTTGTTGCAACAGCTTTACTTTCTTCTGTAACAAATCTATCTCTTGCATGATTTCCTGATTCAAAAAATATTTCTGTAGATAATCCTGATGTTTCAAATATTAATAAATCACCATTCTGTTCTGATATTAACTTATCATAAGAGTCTCTACCATTTGTAGGATCAACAGAACCAACACCACGGCCAGGTGCAGTTTCTAATGCGATTGCAGAATGGTCTAATCCTTCGTGTAAAAATACACCAATTCGTGTATCTTCATCTACAAGAAAACCATCACTCTCATTATCTGTACCAGATTCTATAACAAAGTAATCTAGTTGCTTACCCTCAAATGCAGAATCAAGTACAATGTTATCACCGTTCTCGTCTACTATTTCCTCATCTATTGCAAGCTGATTATCAATTTGTAAATCTGTTTCACCAAGTCTATCACCCAGAATAAAAAGTGAATCTTCAAGTTGTATGCTTTCACCATCACCAGTTTCCATAGTGACTCTTACAACATCCTCTAAATCTACCTCTAAAACTTTAGTTGTAGAGTCCCAAGATTTAACTGTTCCTGTATGAGTAGTAAGAGTGTTTGTAATTAGAAAAGTTCCTGTTACATCCTTAACAACAAAATTTGCTCTGAATTGTGCTTCTGGTTCTTCAGTATAGTTAAATCCTTGATTTGTTATTCCAACTTCATCAACTGCACCTATATCACTTGTTATTGCAAGAAGAGCTGAACCTGTACCACCATTTGAAGTAATTGATACTGTGGGTAATAGTGAATATCCTTCTCCACCATCACTTAGAAATATTCTGGTAATCTCTCCAGTTCCAACTGTTCCTTCTTCAAGTGCAAAAGAGTCTGTCTCTGTTCCGTATGTGTCTAAACTTTCTGGGAGATCATAACCATTTTGGTTTAGTATAATGTTACTACCAGCATGAGTAGAAGAGCTATCTATTCCATCTAATACAAGATTATCTCCCACACCATCTGCAACATTATCAAAGAATAAGTTTATGTTATCTGTTAAAGATAATGCAGTACTAATCGTAATAGAGGTTTGTGATGATACATCAGTAACAGTAATTCCTCTGTCTCGTTCTATACCATTACCAGATACAGTCATACCCACTACAATTGTACCAGAGTTTCCATCAAGTGTTACTGTTTGACTTGAAGATGTTTCACCATTTACAACAGCACTTGCTTCAGTTCCACCACCATCTAATACAATCTGAAAATCTTCAAGTTGTGTAATAGTTCCTGATTCAATAACCAGAAGTTCTCCAGCATCTAAAGCAGAAGAATCTGTACCATCTATTATTAATGAACCATCAATAACAGAAACAAATCCAGTTGCATCTTTTGTATTCGTACTTGTCTCTGTAGTCGTAAAAGTAAGAGCATCACCTACATCAAATTTAGTTCCAGCATCATCTATAATAACATCACTGATACTACCTCTTTTAACTGATATAACTTCTGCTGTAGCTTCTCCATTACCTATTGCACTTTGAGTATCTAAATTAACTTTGTCTCCAACTTCATATAGAATACCATCGTTTGATACACTAAAAGTTGTGACCATACCTCTAACTGTAAAAGTCATAGAAACATCTTGTACTGTAGATGTTCCTGTAATAGTTTCACCATCAGTAAAGGTTCCAACTATTGAATCAGGATTTAACTCAAACTCAACTATTGCTACTCCACCCTCAGCAGTACTTAATGCACCAGATACAACAGCAGTGGCTCCAGAACTAGCTCCAGTAATTGTTGTTCCTATAATTTCCGTTGAGATAGCATTTACACCAGGCGAACATCTAAGAATAATTGCACTCACCCAATTACCATCAGATGATCTCATCATAAATTTATTTGGATATACTATTTCACTATCTTCACCAAGTATCATTCTCAAAAAAGTCTTATGACCTTCTGATGTTCCTTTTGCTCTATACAGTTCTCTAATATTCTTTATTATATTTCTTCTATCAATACCAGCTGCAAGATCGTTTGGTATTGCGTTCATAAACGATTCACGTAATTGATCTAGAAAATCAAATATAGTATTATCTACGTTTGCGTATTCGACAAGTTGCTGTATAGTTTGTACAGGATTTCCTCTGTACCTATCGACTGTTCCAGTTGCACCAGAAGTTCCACCAGTAATAGTCTCACCTGTTTGAAATTGTTGTTGAGATGATATGAACATTCTTGGTGTTGAATTACCAAGATCATCCACAAGAATTGTAGCTGTTGCCTTAGAAGTAGAACCAGTAATTGTTTCACCTACAACAAACTTACCATCCGTTCCTACTGTTTCTCCAGTTGCAAGTGTACCATTCTCTAATACAATCTGTTCACCATTTACGTCTAACACTTTAGAAGGTGTTTCTAATTCTAAAAGAAGATTATCAATATTGACTGTAACTCTTAATTCACCAGCCTCAAGAAACTGGTAATAAGATTTTAGAAACTTTACAAATAGAGCATGATCTGCTTGAACAAAATCAGGAACTTGACCTTCTATTAAAGGACTAATCTTTGTGGTCAGGTCTGATGAATATCCAATATCAAAAGGTGCCATTGATTAAAAACTCGAAGGGGTTGTATAACTTGACGTTGATGTAAATGATGTTCCTGCCGATGAATCTCCTGTTGAAACTGTGTCTACTATTCCTGTTATGGTAGTATTGACAAAATCTATTTCTAATATCTGGTTACGAACTGGAACAACATCTAAAGAATCAGGAACAGCAGTTATTCTTATAATAGAAGAAGATGCACCATCCACATTTGATATTGTTGTAATGTTTACACTACCAACTGTAATTTTACCAGCAGTATAATCTACAGTACCAGCTGTTTCGTCTTGGTACACTCTTACACCAGCAACAATATAATAAATTCTTAAATTACCACTACCATCATCATCAAAGAACATTTCATTAGTAGTGTCTCCACTAATCTTAAATCCAGTAGAAGATAAAATACCACCAGAAGTTTTATTGTGACCATCGTGTGGATTATAAAACTTATTATTAAGTTGTATGGTATATGAAGTTGCAGTTCCTATTGTTGGAGTTAAGTCATGAGCAAGAGTTACATTTGTAATATTACCAGTAATAGAAGTATCAACATCATCAATAAGACCTGTTATTTTAGAATGTCTAAACATACCTTCAAATTGACCAAGAGTATCATCATTAAATGATATCAGTGAATTAGATACTTTAGTTTCTAATGTTGCAGCAGTTTCAGTTGTTTTACTTGAGTCAAATTGAAATGTAGTTTGTAAAATAAGTTTTGTAGTTTGAGGGTCAACAATAACAGGAGTGATAGATGCCACAGTAAATTTAGCAAGGTCTGTTACTAATTGAGTTTTTTCTGTTGCAGTTAGATTATTTCCTGTAGTTGACTTTATAGAAATAAAAACCTTACCATATTCTGGAGTATCAACAACACCCAAACTTGTATCAAAGGAACCAGCTTCTCCACCAAAGACTTGAACAGATTGCGTGTTAGTAAAAAACCTTTTTGCAAAAACTTTATAATCCTCTGATGTTACGCATCTTCCTTGTGATGCAAAATCTAAAGGTGCATTATATTTAATAGAAGAAAGACTTTCTGGTTCTGATCCAGCACTTGCAGTTGCAGCTGTTGCAACCGATATATCTGTAACACTAGCAATTGTAGAAGCATTTGTAAAAAGTGTAGCACCATTGGCTGCAGTCTTATTAGATACAACATATGTAAGTATAACAATATTGTCATCAGAAAGAGCAGTACCAATAACACCATCACCAAAATACACTTCAAACAATCCAGCTTCAACTTCCTGTAAAAAGAAAACATTACTTCCAGCAGTAACTTGTGTTATATCAGTTGCTTCCGTAAATGTGTTGGAAGATGAATCTGTACTACTTGTTTGTACCTTAACAATTAGAGTGCTTGTGTCTGCTCTATTATCTGTAAGAAGAAATCTTTGGTCTATGTCAGAAGTATCTACAGTATAACGTGTTGTAATAAATGTTCCTTCAAAAATGTCTACACCAACAAAAGGAATACTATTACCAGTATTTGATTTTGTAAATGATTGTATAGTAGAAAATTGAAAAGAGACATCATCAACTGTTGTATTAAAAACTGTTCCAGCTGGCATAGTTGCAGTAGAATCATTAGTATTAAGAGTTACATCTACTGTTGCTTTTGCAGCTCTTGCAGAAGATGGAACATAACCTAATGTCTTTGAATGAGAAACAATACTTGATCTTAGTGACGCACTATCTAGAAACATTTCATTGGCAAGCATATTTGCATTAAAACCAAGATAGTGAGTGTTGTATGCAAGAACATCCAAAAGGACACTCATACCAGAACCTTCAAAATCATAGTCAGTAAATTCATCTTGTGCTTTTAAGAATGTTTTAAGATTATCTTTTACATCATCAAAATCAAATTCTGTTACTTCTAATCTTTTATCATTTATAGCCATTATCGTAATACCTCTAGAAATACTGTTAAGTCAACGAGTTCAGTAGGAGTATTAACAACAAAGAACTCAATAGTCACTTCATATTCATTACGATCTAAGTTAGGGTCAGCACGAACACTTATAAGTCTAACCCTTGGTTCAAAATTTTCAATAACATCTTCTATCTTTCTTGCAAGAATAATAGCTGTCATCGTGCTCATATTCTCAAATAACATATCCCTTATGCCAGAACCAATCTCTGGATGAAAGGGTTTTTCATAATGGTTAAGTAAAATAAGATTACGAACAGACCTTTTAACAGCTTGTATATCCGTAATTTTCCTTATGTCCTTTGAACCACTCTTCTTTGCGAAAAATAAGTCTAAGTCTTTATATTGTCGCACATTACGATCTATGTCATTTTGACCTTGTGCATCTGTAAAAGCAGTTGGTGTTGCCATCTTAGACTCCTGTTACGTTTATTTATAAGGAAAACTACGAAGTTTGTTTCATTATAAACTTATCATTTCTCCATTTTTCTTTTGCGCTCACACGAATGAATGGTTCTCTCGTTGCTTGTTTGTTAGGATTAGGAATTGTTAGCATAACATTCTTACCTTTACGAAATGCATCCATCTTATCGATCATCTTTTTTAATTCAGAACGATCATCTCCTAGACCGTTAGCAACACTACGCCTCTCACCTTTAGATGTTTGAGAAGCTCTACTTCTTTTCTTACCCATTATATGTAACCCTTTCCACTGTAATTATCATATATCATAAAATCTGCTTTCGATATTTTATTGTTCTCCGAATCGCAGAGTTGTATTTCGTTAATTGTGGCTTCTATATTATTGTGCCAATAGTTTAAAAATTTTTGTACTCTAGGATACTTTGGTTTTATATCCATTGTCTGCCAGATAAACTCCTGTAGTATACTTCTATAGTCTAGTCTGTAATATGTTATATTTAGGGTGACTAAACTTTTTCTTTTTATTATCATGTCATACCTCAACTTCATCAGTTTTATAATCTGGATCATAATTAGATAAAGTATAATAAGAAACAACAAACATAGTTCCATCTGGGTATCCATAATCTTTACCTAAAAA